TTCCTTCACTTTAAATTCAGAAAAGAATACATTGAGAGAATGCTCCGTAATTATTCTTACCTGAATCCGGGATTGAAAATCATGTTCAACGGCGAAACTTTTTTCTCTGAAAACGGATTGAAATATAATCGCAAAAACCAAAAGTACACATTTTAGAAACCAAATGCCCAAAGAGAGGCAACAATTATCTAATAATAAAAGCATCCTAATGGATGCTTTTATTTGTTTGAACACTGTTTAAATACTATTTATAAAACTTATTAAACGTTCTTTAATCACCTTTTTATCTCTAATCCAATCATATTCATACTGTCCCTTCTTGTATGGAGGGTAAGGCACTTGTGGTGTTTTGAATTGAAATTTCTTGCATAATGGGAAGATGTATCTATATGTATCAACCTTGAAGGTTTTAAAATCACCCAACAAAAACGCAATATTATCACGAATGTAACGAGATTTTGACGTTGAATTTGTCAAATTCTGTTGATGAGTTATTTCTCCAGTAAGTTTATTTTCTAAGAAGATAGTCTGATGCTTTCCAAAATATTTAAAGTTTGATGCTTTATAGATCGTACCACAACCTAAACGACCATCAGCAAAAGATTGCACAGCCACAATGTTAGAATTTTCCTTTTTTAAAGCCTTTAATGAATGTGCAATTAATATACTTTCAGCATTTTTGCCTAATTTATCTGATATCCACATTCTATTTAATTCGATCATCATAGCATCAGGATTCGGATGATAGAATATCTTCGCTTTTGCATTCTTCATATAACCATAACTAGCCACTCCAAGGCATTCTTCTTCGCTCTCTTTGCCTTTTTCAAAGATGCCAAAATTATACAGCCCAAAACCAGCGTTATTCCATTTTTTAGAGTAATGATTATTAATAATCAGCTCTTTTGCTTTTTGCTTACTGATTAATTTTATAATCAGTTCTCCTAAATTTTTACTTGTTATTTTAATCTCCATAAATATTGTTTAAATTTGTACCTCCTACAGTATTAAACAACAAAGCCAGCCAAAGAAGACTTTTCGTCCTCCATGGCTGGCTTTGTTGCTATTAAAATACTGTAGGAAGTTTTTAATGTGGAGGACGTTTTTTAATTCTTTCCTCCTGAGAATATTATTTTAAAGCTTATAAGCTAATCCGTCAGCTATTTGTATTACTTCACCGTCTACGTTAACATACAACGTAATTGATCTTTTCGGCTCAATCCCTACACTATAAGATGTATTATTAACGCTGAAATTTGCGGGGTTATCACTGGTATTCATTATCAATATTGTTTGGTGTAGCCATACTTCCTCCATGATAATATCACCACCGTCTCTGAGCGTTACATTTACAAATCTATTCCGGGTTTGAAATGAGTTATAAGTCCCGCCGAACCTTTCATCGAATGGCTTAAATCTTAAATTATAATCTTCATTAATAATTTCGTCACTCAGATTAGCAACATTCGTATCACCTACAAAAATTTCATCCGGACTGTAATTTCCCGAAGCCACACCTGCGTTAGCATGAATCGGCTGTGTAAATTCTTTTAACCCGGTTAGTACCTGATTTGTTCCTAATGATACATAAGTAGGTAAAATTGATTGTACCCAAACATGGGCATTATTCCAGTTGATAATATCAGTGGATGTGATGCCATTGGTAACATGAGTTTGAGGTATATAAGTTTGACCAACATAATTTTGAGTAGCATATCCATTTAATGCGGATGCGGTAATATAACCAAGCGATTGAGTCCATGCCTGAGTGGCATATCCGTTAAGCGATGAACTCGTCAAATAACCTGCATTTGCGTGATTACCCCAACCAAAAGAGGTAATCCAGTTGTTAATATCATTTTGACTAAAACTCCCATTTGTCCAAGGTATTAGACCATTTATAAAAACACCATCAAACCCATTCAGATGTAGTTTACCTGCTGGAGCCACAATACCAAAACCATCTCCTACACCACCTCCCACTGCTGAGTTACCATCTGCACCGATATATGCAATATCTTTTGTATTACCATAATTTCTCCAGATTAGATAATTTGTATCATTAGTCCCACCTCTCCACATTCCTACCAATGACGAACTATTAATATTCAATGCTCCAGTTATAGTATCACCTGACTTACTTACTTTAGTATCTAATTGAGTTGATGTAGAATAAGTATTACTATCTACTGACCCATCTGCTTTAAGAAATTGATTAGATGTACCTCCTTGTTTTATGAAACCATTAACTGCTGTTACAATATTATCAACTTTTAAATCAGCGATCATTTCAACATTCTGATAAAACTTATGATATCCTCCGCTTCCGTAAGCGTAGTAGCTCAATGTATTAGAAGCTCCTCCGCCAATAGCATTATCAGCACCTATTATAAATAAATTAGTAGACCCGTCAGCACCATGTAAGAAGGGTAATGAGCTGTTCACTCTTAAAGACGAAAATGTCGGTAAATTTGTAGTACCTAAATTTTGGTTAATACTATCTAAATTTGCTAAGTTGCTATGAGTATGATAACCTGGGATTTGATTTGTAGGGATTAAACCACTACCATCTAATGTAGCAACTCCATTGGCTGCTCCTTTCTGAGTTAGAGGAATATAATTCAATAAATTAGCCTGAGTTGCTGCACCTTCATTAAATAAGTAAGCTAAATAGTCTACATGATTATACGGTAATTTAAGCTTATCCCAAACTTCAACCCAACCTGAGTCAACACCATTTTGTACTTTTTTATACTGAAACGAATTACCATCAGTCATTTGAATACCTAATTCGCCATAAAATCCTTCACTATTGGGGTGAAGAAACTTCATTCTATACCACCAATTGTCACTTGGATTACCATTGGAAATCCCATGAGTATTTAAATAACCTGCAACTGATCCATAAGTCGCATTTGCTAAATTACTGGCGCCGGAAGCGTTATACATTTTCCCTACTATTGTAGGGTTTGCTTCTAAACCATTTGAAGAATTAATCCATTTTTCAGTAGCATTGGAGCCATCTTTTAAAGCGTAATTTTCTGTTACCCATGCTTTAAAGGCAACATGCTGTAAATAGATATCAACTCTTTTTGTACCACCGGGATCGGAAGAGTTTTGAATTGATATTACCCTATTTATTGTTGTAGGTGTACCACCACTTGAATCAGATACTCTTACTGAAAATCCTTGCCAGTAACCCATGGATGGAAACCAAAAACAAAGAAATCCACTAATATTTAATGCTGTAACATATACAAGTGGTGAATATGTAGAATAACCTCCGTATTGTATTATTGTATCATTGTAGATATACCCTTGCATTTTTGCATCTAAAGGAGTTATACCGCCATACATATTACCTTTAATTTCTAATAACCAAGGACTACCGTAAGTTTGTGAATAATCTATATTGGTAGTTATCAAAGTACCGTTAGGAAAATCTCTACCTGAATTTACCCATGATGTTTCAAAATCAGATACTGCTTTGTCAGAACCTGCACCAAGCAATAGATGGTTATTATCTGAATTATTTTTGAAAAAACCTTCTGCTTTAATTGAACCCCAACCGTTAGCCTCTGACAAGATACCTACCATTGAAGATGTCTGCCTTGTAATTCTTAATTTATTCGTAACGCTTCCAATAGCAATTTCGTTGGTTTCAAGATTATCTGCAGTTCTGATCAAACCTTTTGAAAATATACCATTTGTAGGCATATATTGAGAATCTGCATAAGCATTAGAAACAAGTAAACCACCCATGTATGCTGATTGTGCTGATGCTCCACCTAGATTTACAATTGCAAAAGGTTTATTTGATTCAATACCTTTATAAGTGCCATCATCGTAAATAGTCAACAAATTTAGATCAGCTATAATCTGAGCATGAGTTCTCGTAGATATTTTTTTAGTGACAGGATTAATTGTCAGAATAGTACCCTGAGCATTGTTTACTGTTCCTACAACGATTTCGCCTGCTACATCGATGTGGTTATTAAAATATTCAGGTGCTAACATTAAAATATGGTTTTTAAATCGATTCTATAGGCATTTACACCGACAGGAATTAAAATATCTACTTGTACCGTATTAATAGTAGGAGTTGTTATACCTACATGAATTTTTTTGTCATCTGCGACACGGAATACAGAAGCTTCTATAGACTTTGTTCCCCAATCATGCTGAAAAGTGAAGCTAACTTGTGAACCATCCCCGAATAACCATGAATTTTCTTTTAAACGAGAATCTAAAATAGCTTTCGTGCTTTTCGGAGACATTGCTTTGGTTGCATTGGTTCCTGCGATTGCTTCGATATCTGTAGCGAGCTGAATAATCCCTTTTACTGCTTCCGTAGCATCTACAATATCCGGAATACCTTTCTCTATAATCTGATAATTTGCAGGAGTATTCGATGCATTATCAGTGTTTGCAATAATCATGTCACCTACTGAAACAGGACTGTTTCCAACCCAACCATTTGAGGTGACAACCCATGTCATACCTTGTTTAATCGATGCAGAAGTTATTGGAATGGGAGCAGTCATTGAGCCTTCTACAGTTGTAGGTGTATAACCGGAAGGCTGATAAACTAAAGCTCCGGTCATACTTTGACCAATGGCATTTTCAACGAAACCTTTAATCTTATTAGAAGACCAAGTGAATGATCCCGACTGAATGGCATCATTTAAAAAAATGCTCACTATATCAGCGTTGGTAAGATTTCTTGCACCAACTTTTGTAATGTGACCATTACTAAATAAAAGCTGTGTTAAAATCTGTAAACCCGAAGTCTGTTCGTTTGCGAAGGGGTTAGCAGTTAATGGATATTCCGGGTGTTCGTAGATTTGACTTAAATCAACCCATGCAGTGCCGTTCCACTGATAAACTTTATTATTAACTTCAACAATCCATCCCGAAGGAACGCCTGCCGTGCTTGGAAATGTTGCGAACTTTTGAAAGCGGAAACGCCTTGCTTCGCCATAGTAATGATCAGTGTGGGAATTAAAATCAATTACAGGGTTTGGTGTACTCATTTTATGGATTTATTTTTGTTATTAAGACGTTTATTGGATTAATTATATCTGTTAAAAAGTTGATTTGTATAGTTGTAGATGTGGCATAATCTTCACACTCTATTCTTTTCCCCGTAACGCTGTCACGGCATTGAATAATAAGTTTATCAGTTCCTAATGGATGTGGAAAACTTTCAGAACTTGTAACTGATTTTACATAACTGTTTTGTTCAGTAGAAAGCGTCTGCAAAAAATCATAAATAGACCTATTCAAATCACGTTGATTGTCGAATATCCCTAAAAAATCATAATCGTCAGTAAGGTTTACTTTGGTATCGGTTGTTTCGCCAATAATCAACTCTTGAAGCAATTCGATTTGTTCCCGATTCTCTTTAATGTAGTTTACGATTTCCTGAAGTTCATCAAGATTGACATCATTAGAGTTTAATATGTCACGAATACCATCGATATTAACAAGAAGTTCATTAATGGTAGCCTGAATCTGCTCTTTTGTATATACATTTCCTTCAAAATCACCATCATCTACTGTTGCAATTTTAATAATCTCTAAAAGGGTTTTCCAAGCCTCAACGTCAATGTTACTGCCATCTAATTTGGCTAAAAATTGAATGTGTGCGTTTTCGTCATCAGTATGATTTTCCAATTGTTCTACAGATAATGTATTTTGAAACATTTCTGCTAACCCTGAAACATCAGAAATACTCATCTGTTCATCTTTGAACCAAAGATTATTAAACAGAAACTGAAACTGACTTTCAGTCGGAATATCGCCCGTCTGAAAATATTGATATACTTGTATTCTACTTTGTGACATTTTTTTATTGGAAATTAGGTTCTATAAATAAGGCGATTCTTGAAGGTTGAATATTGTTGTGCGCTTCATCGTTTCCGAATTCGATTTTTACATTTCTATGTGAATATTGGTTGTTATTACTACCCAATATATAAGCTGCATAACTTCCGACAAAAGAGAAAATTCCGTTAAGTGAAAATCCATTACCCATAATAGATTCAAAATTTCCGCTAATTTTAGGAAGTTGATTTTTGGTAAGCTTCACTGTTTTTTCGCCTACATTCCCGCCCAAAGTTGAAAAGGTTGGATCATTCGGATCAAGACCTACAATTGTTTTCCCTTGATAGTCTACTGCTTCTTTCCATCCGATTGGGATTTCTGAAACTGGACGACCAAAAGCCCATATAACACCACCGTTAACGATAGGAGCGGTCTTTAATTCTAAATTATTCAAACGGGTTTCATGATCATCAACCTGAGTTTGTTCGGCTTTGCCGGCTAAACTTTGCTGAATTTCTTTTATTGTTTTTAGCTTTACAAAATCAGACCAGACAAAAGAGTTAGGAGGCGTTGCATTGCCAAACTTCACAGTTTTTTTCTTTACTAATATTTTGCTTGTTTGATCCTGAAATGTTTTAGATATATCCTGTTCCTGAATAAAAACATTAGCAGAAATTAAACCACCTTCAAAATAAAGCACTTCATCATTGATTGCCACAACACCGGGATTAACGTTTGTTGATGATCCTCCAACAGGATCACAACCGGCAATGATTGTCATGTGACCCGCTAATGATCCGACAGCATCGTAAAGCTTTATAGCTTCCATGATGTTCGACATCAGATCGTTTGTCAACGGCACACCGCCTGTCTGTAAAAATTCAATATTAAGTTTCATCTTAAATAAATTCTATTTTATAATTTTTTGACTGGAGCATGTAGTATTCAATTTCTGCTCTCAACTGCATTTCATTAATTCCGGAATTTGGTATTTTAACAATAAAATCAAACTCACTATATAACTCAGCATCCGTATATAGGTAGATTGGTTGCTGATCTCCATGTAACCATTTTGTTTTACTATGGAATTGATCATCTTCTGCCTCAGTATATAAATACACGCTCTCATATATTACCGCTTTTATAATTATAATTCTGCGTTCTACCGGGTCGAAAGCATCGTTTAATCTTTTTTGAAGCGAAAATTTTTGATAATTATGATTCATCTTTATCAAATTTTGCTTTCTATTTTTAAGAATCTGTATGTAAAGAGTTTCTAAAGGATAAATTAATATCCAAACAAAAGTTTTTAAAACCGCTGCTCTTAGAAATGTTGGTAGATACCAAATTGAAAGAAGTCTAAAATTTATATTAAATAAATTATCATTCATTATGGTTGTGCTTGGTAGTTTATATAATTTAATCCTGTCCAATCTTCAATTTTATATCGTCCCGATTTTGGTATTCTTGAGATTTCTATTGGTTGGAAATAATCGTATCCATTTAAAACAGGATTTATCCATTTACTCTGTACATTTTCTTCCAACAAATCGTTAACTCCTTCTGTTGCTTTTATTGCTTCTCGTAACCTTTGAACGCTTAATTCTCCGTCAAAAGGCAGGTTTAATAGGAATCTTTCAATTGTTTCTTGCACCGGATATGTAGCCGTCAAAACACTCATTCCTGTATTTGTTAGAACTAAGGGATCAATGGCAATTTTAAAATTCAACTTTAAGATATCCGGAAGGAAATTTACAATCACAATATCATCACCTGCTGCCTGAATTTCTTCAATATAATTTTTAAATGCCAAAGCTTTTTCATCTTCCAAAATTTCATCTGAATTTTGCCCGGCTATTTTCATTGATATTTTTACTCTGCCATTAGAGGTTTTACTTCTAGTTACAGCACAGTATTTAATAATCTTTGATTGCTCTATTTTTTCTGTCGTAGCTATTATTTGCTGTCCGTTTTCTTCGTAGGTTGGTGAAAACTGATCACTTTCCGGAAGCAATTCAAAACCGTATTGAAATGCTAAACCAATTTCACGATACCAAGCCAAACGAGGTACTTTTTGAGTTGCAATTTTATCATCGATTTCTTTAGAATGTAGTTTTACAGCTTCTTGAAAATTAAAAATAACAAAAGCTATTACCTCTAAAATTTGCCTCCAAATAGAAGTTTTACTTGTAGAAGTCAAAGCCGATAATTCAGGACTAGATTCTTTTGCAGAAAGCATTTCATTTATGATATCTTGTAGCGTTTTATTCATTTTTTCAACTTATTTTGAAATTTTGACCAATTCTCATGTGTCCGATTCCTCTAATTTGTGGCGTTTCTAGTAATGTGGTTTCTGCCGTTGCAGGATTGATTTTTTTCGCTTTAAAAAAATTTACCATATCAGTATCAATATTTGCATTTTGCGACTCCTTAATGTTTGTTCCTGCTGATAACATATCAGAGACAGAATTTCCGTTAGCAATTGCAATCTGAAAACAGTTTTCAACATTACCTGTATGTTGTACTGCTATATCCAAAATTGTCTGATTATGTAAAACTTTCATTACTTTACTTTTCGCTTAACTGTTTGTATTTTCCCAACTCTTTTGTGAGATTTTCAACCTTTTTTTCTAATTCGTGAATTTGAAATGTTGCATCAGTAAACTTTCTAATTACTTCCTGCTTTTCGATTTCAGATTTTTGCAATGCAGTTATTGCTTTATCAAGTTGAAGACCTAAACCATCTACTAATTTTTGGTAATACAATAATCCCTTATCATAATTTTCGATTTGTATACCGTCTGCATCAGCGTTAGCTTTTTTTCTTCCGAAAAACCAACCGCCAAAGCCTGTAATTAGAGTTGTAACAAGCAGTGCAATAGGTTCATGTAGTAATTCTATCATTTTAAGTAATTTTTCCTTGTGTTAAGGCTCCACCATTTGGCGGGCAAATCCCCGTAACGGTTGCGTTATCCTTTAATTCTTTGATAATCTCATAAAGGGCATCTACTAACCCGTCTAAAGCTTCATCAGCATCCGTAATGTTATCACGTACTGCCTTTAATTTTATTTTTAATCTTTGCTTTGCAGCAGTTTCATTTAATGGCATATAAATTCATTTTAAAAACTGTTTAAACCTTGTTTCAATGGCTTCAAATTCTAAATCGGTCAATAATTCTATTGTAATTCCGGAATTAGTTTGAAAAACCATATTTCGGCATGCTGTCACGAAATCGACCATTAATTTTTTTAAAGTCTCATTTTCTTTTTGAAGTAAAAAACCCTTTTTATCCATCTGAAAATTGACGTTCTCAATCTTAATATCTAAAGATTCAATCTCGCTGTAAACCTCAATGTAAAGCCTGTGAATATCTTCCTCGATTGGTGAAACTAAAACAGAACTTCCAACTTTTGGGAAAACAAACATTTGCTTTTTATTTCCGTCAACAATCGCAGATAATTGAACATCGGTATATTCCAAATCTCCATCATTGATCACGCATGTGCCTTCAGATTTATCAACACTCACAACATCCGCTGAAAACGTTGAAATTCCACGACCTTTGAGTTTTGCAATTCCCCTAGTTAATTCATCCATTACAATCTATTTCCTAATGTTACTTTTCTTCGGGCTCCACTTGTGCCAAACGTCGTGGTAACAGCTTTAATAAAATAATTTCCCTCTCTATTTTTGTGATCAGTATCACGAATTTCGGCAGCCATTCCCCGGGTAGCGTATGGAAGTAAGAATGTTGTTACATCACCTTCAAAACCATCATACTTTAGTTTTTTTATCTCAACTTTTGCCATCTCTTCCAGTTTCTTTTCATCGGAAACCACAGAAGTATGATACGTTCTTAATTCGCCATCCGGATCACCAAATTCATAGCTTTTTTTCTTGTTTTGTTTATCAATATAGGTGTACTTAACTTTAATTTTTTTGTCTTCAGAAGTTTTAAATTCAAGATTGTTTTCTACAAGATTATAGTTAAGATCATAGATTGCTCGCTGACCGATATTTGTTGCCTGTTGAAGTCCACAATACAGCGTTCCATCATCTTCCAAAAAAACCGTCATTGCGAGATTTTCTCTCAAGCTTTGAAGCACTTGTGTACCGTTTGCATCTTTGATTATATATTTTTCAAGTGTTACATCCGGTATTCTTGATGAAAGTTGAATTGGAGTGCCTTTTACAACCTCATTCAATATTTCTTTCATTGTAGTTTTTCCAAAAGCTTTTGTAATGTTTTTCCTTTTCAGCAAATACATTGCATCTTCACAATAAATTTCTAAAGGAATTTTAGTTTTAATACGAGAAACAAATCCCACAAATTCAACACCTTCATATTTTCCTTCATAAGCCAAAGTGATTTTTACAGGATCACCAGTTTTTATAACTTCCTCCGTAAACTTCAAATCATTATTTTCCCGAACTTTAAATTTTAAAGGCATTTTAATAATTGCCGTGTCGGTCATTTCTTCAACAGATTTGGTAATTTCAACCTCATGTATTGAATTAAAAATATAATCTCCTATTTCTACTTTTGCTGCTAAAATGTACATTATTAAAGAAGATTTGATAATTTATTTGTCTTTTCCTTTTCCTTCAGATCAGCGTAAAAATCCTGATCAGATACAGCAGTAATTGTATATTTTTGCAAGCCCTGTTCACCGGACATTTCATCAAACTGAATATCTTTTAAAATAATATTTCTAATGCCAAAAAGCTCTAAAAATGGATTTGATATAACTTCAAGCGAATCATTTATTTCAAACATTCTATGTAAATGTTTTACCTGTTCTGTGGGATAAACATCGAAATTGTCTTCGTCCACGCAGACACCCTTTAAATTAATTTGATAGTCTTCAGTACAGATATATTCTTTTACAGTTCCTTTTCTTTCCTTTCCAACAGTTGCTGTTTCTACGATAGTTTTTACAAGTGAAAGATTAATCAGTGGCTCATTTGGAAATGAATATTCATTACCTTCTTTATCTGCAACTTGTAGTGTCGTAAAATATTTTTCTCCTAAAGTCAAGCCCGAAACAGTGCCATTCAATGAAGGAAGTACAAACTTATTTTTATTCTTTGACCACCATTCCGGGAACCGGGGTCCTATATAATCAAAGTGCGCACGTGCTACAAGTTCTTTAATATCAAATTCTGCCATTAGTTTGTTTGCATTTGATTTGCGCTGTTTACAGCTCTTAATAAAATTTCCTGAACTTTATCTCCTAAATCATTCAATCCCTCCTGTGTTTTAGAAACATTTATGACTGTTTGGTCTTGAAGTTTATTGATGTTGATTGTTATGTGGGTAAGCTTGGAACCACCGCCAGTGATTCCATCACCTGCTTTGCTCTTTTTCTTTTTGTCTTTATCACTAGTACCAGCATCTTTTGGAGCAATACCATTTAAACCCGAAATTGCATTTAAGTAATCACTCGATTTCCCAGTTTTTTCACCCTTTAGACCTCCAAAAGATTCTTTAAGCTTTTTAAAGTCTTTTCCAATCCCTTCAGTGTTTACAGTAATTCCGATCTTTCCGGCAGCAGTTTTCGCATTATTTGCGTTGTTTAAAGTTTGTTGCTTATACTCTGATAAAGTCTGCTTATAATTAGAATTTAACTTTTGGATTTCGCCTTGAGCATCTGTCTTAACCTTTTCAGATATTTTTGAAAAAGCACCGGAAAAATCACCGTTTAAAGCTAATTTTATGGCATCACCAACTTTATTAAAAATTCCAACTATGTTTTGTGCTGCATCTTTTGCATAAAGAATCATCAGATTGAAACCGAACTTAAAGCTTTCTACTCCTAAGTTGAAGGTTTGTCGAATTTGCGACCAATAAATTCCAAAAATTACAGCTAAAGCCTTAAAACTTACACCCCAACCATCAGTATATTTTATTACCATCCCGATAATTGTAATTAATGCGACAATACCAATAATTACCCAACCGATAGGAGTTAAAGCTACAACAGCGTTAAAAACGCCCCACGCAATCGCAATATCTAAAAGATAAGGAGCTAGAGGTTTAATTACTTCAATTACACCGGTGATGCCTGTGACAAACCAGTTGACTACCATCAGGACACTTACCATCACATTTCCAAAAGTTTCTAAGGCAGATGAAGTGTCTGATATTCCGAAAACACCTTCTAAAGCAACTTTAAAAAAGTCTGACAAAGCCTGTACTAATGGTGATAAATACTGATAAAGAATATCAAACCAATGCGCAATTTGTGGGAGATAATCTTTAACAAATCGTAATGCATCTGCCATTGCTCCCATTGCCTCACCAAAAATTCCGCCTCCATAACTACCAACTGCAACCAAAAACCCCCACCATTGATCCTCTAAATTTGAAATTTGACCTCCTAATGTTCGTGATACAACTTCCATAGAACCTGCAACACCTTTCATCCCACCATAAGTTAAAATAGCATCTCTAATTGCTTTCTCATTATTAGCAACTTCTTTCGTAACTCCTTTAAATGAAAGTTTAACTTTATCGCCTTCTTTGGATGCTTTAATTCCAAATTCTTTCATTCTCTCAAATTCTCCGGACTGTGCATCCAAAATACCTTCTACCAATTGGTCAAAAGATTTTCCTTGAGATGAAGCCAAATCACCAAGTTTTGTGAGCTCTTCATAGGTTGGATAAACGCCACGATTTACCAATTTGATAAAACCACCTGTCAACTCGTTTAACTGATAAGGAGTTTTTTGAGCAAATTCGGTTAGTAACGCCATCGCTCCTTGACCTATTGTTTTACTCTGAAATGTATTAGTGAGGACGGCATCAAATTTCTCATATTCCGCCCGGGCTTCTATTACCTTATTGGTAAATCCGGTTATTGCAGCAAAAGCAAATACGCCAGCCAAAGAACTTTTAAGTTTTCCAAGCGATCCTGATAAAGCGTTTGCCCTTCTATCAACTTGACCCAAACCGCCAACAACATCACGAATCCTGCGACTAGCAGCACCCGCACTATTTGCGATATTACGCAGTTCGTTGCTGGCGTAGTTCCGGATTCTTACAATGTATTCGTAGGCGTTCATTATTTCTGTTCTGATGCTTCTTTTTCCCTATGTCGGATAAAGTTTAAGTCTTGAAGTTTTTCCGCCCAATCAATATCATCCAATTTGTCCGGGAACGGAATGTGCATGTAAAAAGTTAAAAAGGCGTTGTAAATTCTGATTGATGTTTCTCTCACAAATTGTTCTGATCTTAATAAGAGATTTTCTGACATTTCGAGAGCCGATGCAATTGTGTCATCAATAATCGCATCGTCTAAAGCTTTTTTAACTGAGCAACTTTTTTGTCTTGAAGTTTTTCAATGGCTTGATATAATGGAAATCTGATTTCTGCGTTATTAACATCATTAAAAGCTTCCGATTTTTCCACGCAAACTGCATCGAATAAATACTGTTGTGTAATGAATGGTTTTGCTTGTGGATTTCTCTTTTCTGCAAGTCTCAAATCTTCTCGTGTGATAACTCTCACACTGCAAGTCTGATCACCGATTGTAATAGATGTTTTACCGTCTTTTAAAGTAACTACGGTAGCATCAGGATAATTAAAGAAACCTGTTAATTCTTTTCTTGCTGGTAAAAAATAATCATCCTGTGTTTTAATAATTTCATCTCCACCAATCCACAAAGCCGTGAGCAATTCTTCACCAAAAGCGATATCTCCACTTTTTTGCATTGCTGTAAATGCTCTCTTAAAATCCTGCATATTTGGTTTACGCAGAAATCCTGTTTTGTCTTCAATTGGTAAAGCATACACTTCACCATATTTTTCTTTCCACTCGTTAATTTGTTCTTGTTTTGCTGACATTTTATTATTTTTAGATTGTTAAAAAAATCCCACCCATCCATTGAGTGGGATTTTTTAATAAATTTTCGAATTGTTTTTATTCTTGAGGTTTTAGTTTTGTAAAGATGTAAGGCAATTCTACCAACATATTTTTATCACCTTGAGACATTCCTTTTTTGTATTCGGTGATCTCACAAGTTTTCAAAATATCTGTTACGGTTTTTCCTCCGTCTTCTCCAGTGTAGGAGATCACTTGATCAAACTGTAATTTTAAAATATCTTTATCGGGTGCGCTTTCAGTCATCGCTTCTAATTCAGATTGCCAAACAGAAATTTTTCCTTCACCTGATTTATTGCCTCTTGTGATTCCGTGAGCTTCATTTCCTCTACCGTAAAGAAGTTCTTTATCCTGCTTTACTGTATATTCTACGGATTGAATCCCTGTGATAATCCTTCCACCCACTGCGACTGATACTTCAGCCCATGAGTATTGTTTGCTGTCAAAATCTGCCATTTTTAATCTATGTTTGTTGTGAAACCAATATTTACTGTGATATATTTAGCGTAACCAACTGGCTGCAATGCGATTCTAACTGTAAGAACCCCGGTAGATAAAATATTTTGATTTTCATCAATAAATACTTTACATGCACTCAATTCACCTAACGAGGTCATAAGACCATCAATTTGCGTTTCTACATTAGTTTGCCAGTTTTTGATAATTGCCGGATGGATTAGCCCCTGTGTTGTAACTGGAATTTCATCAAGCAATTCATTTACTAAAGCATTGTAAGCAATCAAAATTGCTTTATCCATCACAAAGCCGTTTGCTAAAGATTTGAAATCATCATCAGTTTTTGTGAGTGTCGGATCATCAGTGAAAAAGAAACCGGCACGTCCTACATAATTTCTTAAGAAAATATATCCTTTGTTATGAATTGCCTCCCAACTTGTAGATGAACTTTCTACTTTCTGACCATTGGTGAAATATGCTTGTATCTCTTCAACAGCACCGTCTTTCACTCTTCCAATGTTTCTTTGTACCGGTGTAGAAGCCAAACGTCCTAAAGCCAAACCAATGGAGGCTTCTTTACTTGAATCGTTGTTAGCTAAAAGCACTGAAACTTTATTATAATTTGCCGTTCCGTAATCTTTCAAATCAGAAGCCGTTCCTGAATAATTATTTCCTGAAATAATAGCTCTGAAAGGAAAATATTTATCTGCAAAATATTCTGCTAAATCTTGAGTTTTCAAAACAGCTGCATCTACATCTGCATCAACTCCATTTGCTGACGTTTCTAAACCTGTTGATTTTTTGACCACGCCTAAAACTCTGATTTTTCCGCCTGCATCCTGAATTAATTTAGGAGCCATTACACCTGCTTTATCAGTCATTTGAGCCATTGTTGTAGCATCAGAAACTAACATTATCCATAATTCAGCACCTTCACCGGAATAATTATAAAAGTCTGTGATATGCTTGTAGGCAAATGGATTTGCCGTTGCATCAATCCCTAACGTTTCCGCTTCTTCAATTGAAAACAATTGATAAGATTTACCAATTGTCACTTTGTCTGTAACCGTACTACCTGTAATTATTAATCCGGGGATTTTCTGAACATCTGCTTGCAATCTTCCAAGTCCTGTCGTAGAAATATTAAATTTTATATTCGGTAACATTTTAATAGATTTTAGAAGTTATAAATCCCGCAACAAATGCGATTGCTATTAGTGATCCCCACAACCAATAATTGGTAGTTGTTTTTTCCTCTTTTTCCGAATTAGAAGTATTTTGAGAATTACTGTAAAAAGCTTCAAATTCTTTTTTTATTTTGGCTCGTAATGCAATACTGTCACAATCAGCCGTAATAATTAATTGGTCATCCACTACTTGTGCAGTTGCCGTTGCATTCCCATTCTTTTGTTTAAAAACCTGATTTAAATTTGATTTAAAAGGTGTTGAAATGGCGTTTAAACATTTTTTATCAAAACCTAAACTGGAAATTGGAATTTGCAGGTTTGCAGAACTTTTCTGTGTGTAAAAAATTGTGTCTTGATAAGATGTGTTTTTTACGGTCGTATTCTCTTTTAATGATTCTTTGGTTTGGATCACCTGCCGAGTGGTTCGGCAGGCTCCCAAAACAAGAGATACACTTGAGAGAAGAAGTATATTTTTAAAGATTTTCATACTCTTTTTTTGCGTTAAATGATGGACATGCTTTTGCGACTTTTGGAAAGTCACGATGTCCCTGAATAATTGCTTTCGGAAACTGTTTTTTGAGTTCTTTCAATTTGGTTAGAAGTGATTTTTTTTGTGCTTCTGTACGGTTATCAATAGGGCTGCTTTTTGCATCAACGCCTCCGATATAGGAAATGTTTATAGTCTCACTATTAAACCCCTTTACACCATTTGAAACCTTAGTAATATCCAATAATTGAATAATTTCTCCGTCCGGCTTAATCATAAAGTGGTAGCCGGGCATTTTCCAACCTAGATTTGTTTTCCAATGATTTCTTATTGAATCAATAGATGTCGTCTGAGGTGTAGCGGTGCAATGCACGGCTATATACTTTATATTTCGCATTACTCTTGAATTGTAGTTTTTTCCGTTAAATACTTTACTAAATCATCTTTTTTTAAAGATTTCCATTCAGCTTCCGGAAGTTCCAATTCAACCGCTTTTTCTTTCAATTGAGGAACTGTTAAATCACTTAATGTAATTTCTTTCATTAAATCATTTTCGATAGTTTCTACAACTGGATCATCTCCTTCAGCTAGAGTTTTTGCATGTTCTAATGCATCTGCTTTCTTTTCAAAAACAAAAGTGTCCTGTGTTGCATAAACTTCTTTTACTTCAGGTTTGGATTTAAAAAATTCCTCTGCCTTTTTTTTAGTATCTGACATTCGTATAATTTTATGATTAGAGAATTGCTCCGAAATATTTAGGAGCATTTGAACGAATTTTTCCGTTTAATGCTCTTTGACCCATCGACATTAAATCAGCCTGCCATCCCGAATGACCTAATGTTGCATAAATATCAACATCACCAGTACATCTGAAAACTTCCTCTGAACTCCAAATAATAGATGATTTTTTATCGCCAGCATCTACAGTGGAACCAAATGGTTTTTTTGCTCCGGCAGAAGTATAGAATGGAGTTTTTGAATAGAAGAAAACTTTGAAGTCTGCGATGTCAGCACCTTTTTCAGAAGAAATTTCTTTGTACAATTTCTTATCCTCTTTTTTGATTCTCGCAGCATGATTAGATTCTAAAAGAACATTCATTTTTGACATATCAAGATCATGATCTCTCATAAATGCTTGCATATCGTACAATGCATCAATAACAGAATCAGTTGCTCCAATATTTAAAATTTTATTGAATGTGTCATTAGCTGACGCAGCCCAATTGTATGCTGTTCTTGCAGCCATATTTTTAGCCAACGCATTTCTATGACGATTTAATACTGAAGCTCTTTTATCATAGCTTAATTCAGCTTCTAATAATTTATTGTGTCTAGTTTGTGAAGTTGACCAGATTTGCAAAATTACTTCATGAGGGATATCTTCAATACTTTGAATCGGTAGTTCATCGGAGTTTTGCGTGAAATAATTTAAATGTACATCCGGGTCAACGCCAGCTTCTGCTAAATGTAAAATGTTGTTATCAACAAAAGAAGATAAATCTGTTGATTGAGCGATAAAGCTTGTGTCCGGAAGTGGTTTTTCTTTGATATCTGCAATCCAAACTTCTTTTTGTAATCCTTCCTGCAAGATTCCTTTTTGGATGGGTTTGAAATACGTAACTCCTGCAAAGGTTGTCACGATTCCAACCGCCAGTAAAACAGGGTTAATTTCCAAAACTGGAGCAACTACAAATGAAAATGCAAATGCTAAAATAAAATTGATAACCAAAGAGGTTAATGAGAGTCTTTTTTTCATAATATTTAATTGAATTTTTTAAGTAATTATTTCTCTGTGTATCGGATTCCTTCTGAATAACCTTTACTCAGTTTTTTGTATTTTTCAGGCTCTTCGTCACGAATTAAAGCCAGTTTTGCAGGGTTTTTTTTCTGCAAGTAATCGAAAGATTCTTCACCTGAAAAAGCATCTTGCTTATCATTGTTTGAAAGTTTAATTACGCCTTCGATGACAGCAGATTTTCCGTCTTTTTCTGCGTTAGCTTCTTTGTCTGAAATGAGTTTACTAAGTTTTCCATGTTGACCATCGAAATCATTTTCGAATAAAGAAATTTGACCGTCCTTTAGGTCTTCAGGAAAAAGCCCCAATTTCACCGCTTTGTCAACTAATGCAGTTGCTTCTTTTTTCTGCAAAGCGATGTATTTATCTTTCCATTCTTTGGTGTTTCCTTTTTCGGTTTCCAAAGAAAGTTTCATAGCAGTTACAGCTTCTAAAACTGTACTTTCTGAACTATCAGCACCTTTGCCTAAAGCAAGTGCAATTGTTTTTAATTCTGACATTGTATTTTGATTAAGTAATTTAAGTTTGTGTTTGTTGGTTCCGCCCGACAATCGTAAAGCATCATCATTCCCACCGATATCAACAATTGAAATTTCAATCAGTTTACATTTTGTAACCGTTTCGTATTGTTGACCCGGAAGCGCAAGTTTTGGATCAAGTGTAGTTTCTATTGGATCAGCCCACATTGAGCACATATTCATAAAACCGCCAGCGACTTTACCTTCAATTTTTGAAGCAAATTGGTTTGTAGAATCAAAAGTTATATAAGCATATAGGATATCATTTTCTTTTGCTAGTCTCGCTTTCCCTATTATCTCGTCGCCAGTCGGCTTATGTTCGCCACGGTTGTGCATGTACAATACAACCGGGTTACGTTCGTATTGCGTTATGTCAATTCCTTCCGTGAGAATCCTATACCCGTATGAGTTTACATTTTCTGTATTAACTATGAATTTAAATTCAGCCATTAGTTTTTATCGGTTTCTTTCCTATTGTGATGGCAAAATTGCGCGATTGGAACGCTGAAAAAAAGTTGCTGAACAACGGTTGATAAAATTTTGGCAATTGTTGTAACGTATTTACCAAAGGTTGATTGCGAGATTTTATCAACACCTTATATAGTGGAAATTTGCCATTATGATTGACTTTTTATTTACAGAAGATGTTGTGATTAAAGACGGTGATTTTGCACTTGCAGAAAGCGATAATCAGCACCAAAAACACATTTTACAGGCTTACAAAGGAGAATATAAAAAGGCTCCCGAAATCGGTGTAGGAATTGAGCAAATGCTGAATGATGACAGTATTGTTCCTTTTTTACTAGAAGCAAAAAAGAATCTGGAATATGATGGAATGTTGATAAATGACATCTATTTCGGAGATGATGACAAATTAATTATTGACGGCAAATACAGACAGTAATGAAAAAAAAAATAATACAGGTTGACACTGTAGATTCTGAGGAAGTAAAACAGCAAGGCAGAATGCGAAATGCTGAAAGAGACCAAAAAATTAAAGATGCTGAAGCTTTATACATCAGGGGATTTTCTTTGCAATCAATCTCTGAATTTGAAACAATCAAAGTTGGCGTGAAAACTTTAACTGATTGGAAGAAAAGATACAATTGGGATGAAAAAAAACAGCTTGAAAATATTTCTCCAAATGAAATAAAAGCAATGATCCGGTCAAATATTGCAGCGATAAAATCAGGTAAACAAATGACCTATAAACCTGACGATATTTCGAAATTAGCTTCTGCATGGGATAAAATGGATGACAACAGAAAGAAAGCAGTTTATTCAATGGAAGCATTTGACGGCTTTATAGATTGGTTTACTGATACGGTTGCTAAATCTTCGGGGAATAAAAGAGAAGCTAATTTACAGCTTCTAAAAACCATTAGAAACTTACAAGACACCTACATTGAAACCTTGATTTAATGACCGCAACCGAATATAAAACTGCCTTAGAAAACTTTAAGCTTAAATCAAAAATGATTAAAGAGCTTACTTATAATTCTATTGTTGCTGAAACAGCACAACAGCAGGAAGAAAGAATATCTTTTCTACTTAAACCGGAAAACTATACAAAGTTTTTTGATTATTATTTTGGTGTCGGTGTCTCGATGTCTTTGGCAGATGCTCCGTGTGCAGATTTTCATCAATCAACTTATGAAAATGTTTTTGCTGATCCTTTCATTGTTCAAATGAGAAAGTGGTACAGAGGTTCCGCAAAATCAATACATACGAACGTAGGTAATGTTTGCCACTTAAAGGAAAATAATGAGGTTTATTTTGGTCTTCTTGTAGGTAGAAATCAAGATTTCGCAAACCTTTTATTATCTGATTTACAAACTCACCTACAATATAATGAGCGATACATTAAAGATTTTGGAGTTCAGGTAAATTATGGCAATTGGGCTGATGGAGAATTTCAGACCAATGATGGAAGAATATTTAAGGGATTAGGACTGAATCAACCTTTTCGTGGTTTGAGATTGGGAGCACATAGAATTGATTTTGCATCTATTGACGATTGCGAAGACAGAAAACAGGCTAAAAATCAGATTTTAGTTCAGGAAAATACAGAGAAAATTACTGGAGATTTAGGCAAAGCATTTCATTTGAGAAGAGGCAGAATGATTGTTCCAAACAATTATATTGTCAAAAAAGGTCTTCTAGACGGTATTAAAGAAGCATATAAAAAATCTATTCATTTTGATGAAAGCATTGTCAACCTTGCAGATAGTAAAGGAAACCCATCATGGCATCAAAGACTGACTAAAGAAGATGTAAAAAATATCAACAAAAAAACTGACTACTACACATCTCAAAGAGAGGATTACAACAATCCAATCGAAAAAGGAAAATTATTTAAAGCGGAATGGCTTAAATATCTTGACGTTCCAAAAGAAACTATTTGGGATGGAGTTATTGCTCATTGGGATTTATCCTATACAAGAAACGGAGATTTTAAAGCGTGTGCAATTGTCGGATTTAAAGCAGGTAAAGCTTATGTTTTAGATGTTTTTTGCCGTCAATGCGATCTGCCGGAAGCAATGGAATGGCATTATTCGAAAATGAGAGAATACAATGCAAAAGGCATTTCTGTACTTTCTTTTTATGATGCAACAGCATCTCAAGCAGCAGTATTTCAAACTGCATGGTTATCTACAGCAGAAAGAGAAAGATTTGCATCTGTACCATTGCCAAATCACCAATCATCCGATAAGCATATCAGAATAGAAGCAACGCTTACAGATGTGTTTTTCAATAAAATTTTAGCAATTAATAAAGATTTGAAAGATTCGGAAGATTGGGATGTTGCACAAGAACAAATTTTGTCTTTTGAAAAAGGAACTAAGGCACATGATGATTTTCCTGATACTTTGGAAAATGCAGTAAGATTAGGACGGACATATTTTGGTTATTCAGAAAATCAGTATTCAGGCGGTAAACCAATGATCGGAAAAAAGAAAAAACGCAGATTATGACACCACGAAAAGAACTTTTTATTTCTATAAAAAACAAGCTCAAAGAAATTCCGGAGCTTGAATATATCAGCTTATTCCGTAACCAGTTTAATGAAAGCGAGGAAGATTTCCCTACTTATTGGACGGCAGCTTTAATTCGTATTAATAAAATTGCATATCAGACTATGACCGAACAGAATCAGGAAGGCTCTGTTTCTGTTGACGTGATATTGTATTGTAAAGATGGTTGGATGGATCAGCACAATAATACATCTGATCCTGAAAGCGGTTTAATGGAAATTGACCTGCTTGATGCAATCGCTGAAAAATTACAATTCTTATATGGTGAACAATTTCAACCATTACAACAAAGTGAAGATGAAACTGAAGAACAAACCATTGAAAAAATAATGAGCTACCGTCAAAGTTTTGTAACAAATATTTACAGAAAATTAGCTCCTAAATATCAACCTATTAAAATATCCATCTAATGCCATTTTTAACAAAAGAAGACTTAAAAACTGTTGTAACAATAGACATAATCAACCTAATTACAAATAATGATGATGACACAGTTGAGCAAATTATTAAAGAAGACATAAGTACCATAAAAACTTATTTAGGTAGTTATTATGACATGGACGAAGTCTTTTCAAAAACAGGAGATGATAGAAACTTGACAGTTGTAAAATATCTCAAAGCGATTATTGCTCATGATCTGCCAAAACGTAGAAAAAAGCCAGTCTCAAAAGATGCTGATGTAGATTATGCAGAAGCCATGAATTGGCTTGAGAAAATTGCATCCGGTGAATGGAAGGCAGATTTACCACGAAAGAAAAAGGATTTGGATGGTGATGGTATTCCCGATGAAGTTCCTTTTATGAAATTAGGTAGTCGTAAATCTTACAGAAATAGTTGGTAATGGATTTAGAAGCATTACAAAACTTACTCGACAGAGCCAGCCAGTTGCTCCCCGATAAAGTGCCTAGAATTATTGAAGTAGAAGGCTTGAATTTTATAAAAAAGAATTTCAGAGATCAGGCTTTTACAGATTCTTCAAAAACAAAATGGGCTAAAAGAAAAAAGGAAGATGAACGTGGAAGAGATAAAACCCGATACACTACAGATCGGGTTGGAGCTAGAGGAGGTTTGACAAAATTCGGACAAAGAGAATTAGGAAGGGCAATATTAGTAGGACATAATACAGGTGGAAATAAACTTATAAACTCTCATAGAGCTAGAAGGAGTAGGCAAAAAGTTGTTTTTTATACCTACAAAGGATATGGTCAATTTCACAACGAAGGAAAGGGACATTTACCCAAAAGGCAATTTATGGGGAAATCTCAATATTTAGACAATAGAATAGCTGATAAGCTTAAAAGGGAAATGGATAAACTTATGAGAGACTAAAATTAATACTATGAAATTTAATCAAACATCAACCGCAGAAATTGGCGGAAATGCTTTTAATAAAAATGTGAAACTTTCAAAAGTTACACCTAAAAATATAGAATCTGTCACCAAAACAATGGTTGACATTATTCGTCGTCAAAAAAGAATTTGGAGAAAAGAACTAAATGATTGGCAGGCAGCAAGAATCCACCGTCACAATGTAGACTATCCAAATAATTATTATATGCAGGAAGTGTATGATGATTCAATGATGGATGGACACTTGACGGCGGTCACTGGAAACAGGACATTAAGAACTACAAATAAAAATTACATCTTTACAATTGACGGTAAAAAGGATGATAATTTAACGCAGTTTATCAAAGACAAACAATGGTTCGAAATTGCCAAAGAAGAGGCTCATATATCAACTTATAGAGGCGGAATTTGTCTTTTCATAAAATCATATTTACCGGGTGAAATCAAGGTAATAGAACCAGTACCATACGGTTTATATATTCCGGAACTAAAGCAAATTAAAAACGATTTTGTCGGTAAAGGAATTGACATTACGATGTTTGATGACATTTTACTTCATGCACAACTTTATGACCATATTGGGCTTTTAGAGAAGGCATTCCCCTACACCTGCTTAAAACGTCACTCATGGGGATCATGGGACGAATTTGAAGAGTTATTTGGGGTTCCGATCAGGATTGCCAAAATAGCTTCACAAAGTGAGCAGGTGAAAAATGAGGTTGCAGGTTGGCTAGAAGAAATGGGTTCTGCACCTTACGGTGTTTTTCCTATCGGCACTGAGGTGGAAATTAAGGAAAATTCGAAAGGTGATGCTTATAATGTATTTTACCAAAAGATTAAAGCTCTAGATGCAGAAATTTCAAAGTTAGTGATCCATCAGACAATGACTACTGAAAATGGCGCTTCCAAAGCTCAAGGAAATGTACACGAAAATACTTTAGGTGAAATTGTAAAAGCTGATGAAAAAAAGATTCTTTCATGGCTGAATGATGTTCTCGTTCCAGCAATGAGAAAGCTTGGATATATTATTCCTGAAAATGCTAAAATAGCAATTGAAAAAAGCAAACAAGCAACAGATCAAATAAAAATTGATGGTGTATTACTTACTGCCGGATATGTTCTTAAAAAAGACTACATCGAAAGTATGTACGGGGTAGAAGTCGAAACTATGCCAACAGGTTTGCAACCGGTTGCTCCGAAAACCGAGGAACAGGGAAAGGATTAAGCCTGCTTAAATTACATTATCGCTCCAAATGTTCAGGTCACGAGCCTATAAAATTGGTTGCAGATTTTACATTAAGCAGGCTCATAAAAATGTATTTGCGGGATGTTTTCGACGAAAAGAGCGTTTCGATAGAAAATAATGAGGCACTGTGGAAACAATATTTCAACAAACTTTCCGGGGCAATTGATAAAAGTTATTCACCCGGCTTGCAGTTTTATGACGAAGATTTAGCCAATAGATTAAAACAAAATATTGCGGAGTTTTCAGCCTTCAAAGCTGAATCATTTAAAAATGGTGTTGAAAAACTATTGGTTAACGAAGACAATCACATAGTTCCGTGGAAGGAATTTGAAAAGAAAGCAATGATTTTGGATTCTGAATACAATGGAAGGTATTTAGAGACAGAATACCATCATACCCTTGCAACGGGCAATATGGCAGCAAAATTAGAAGATTTTAGGGAAAACGTAGATTTATACCCAAACCTTAAAATTGTAACCGTAAACGACCAAAGGCGGCGTCCGGAACATAAAGCTTTAGATGGAATTATAAAACCATTTAACGATCCGTTCTGGAATACTCACATTCCACCTTTTGATTGGGGCTGTCGTTGTGATGTGGAACAAACTGATGAAGAGCCAACGGATGGAAATCCTGATTTTGAAATTAAAGATGGATTTGCAAATAATCCTGTTGATAGTGGAAAAGTTTTCCAATCAGAAGCGTACACAATTGATCTGACCAATTTAGAAAAAGATAAAATTTCTATCAAGTCATTGCAGATGTTGGCTAATGATTCAGATAGTAAGCTTCAGCAATTTGCAAAACAGAAAATTTATGAACTTCCGGCAGAAAAACAGTTTGAAACTGTGAAAGAGCTTAAAAATCGAGGAATAGTAAAAAGACATCTTTTAGTAAATACAAAAGCAGAAGATCATGATGATATTGTGAACATTTCAAACGCTTTTGCAAAGCAAGGAAAAAAGGTTGAGATACTTCCGGAAATTCATATTTCAGAGACAAAAGCAAGAAAAAAGATCTTATCTGATTTAGGGCATAAAAGTTCAAACCCTGATTTGAAAGTTGATGATGTTTACATGGATATTAAAAGACCAAAGGCAATAAAAAACATTACAGGGAACGCAAATCAAGCTTCGAAACAAAATGCCGTCGCTATAATTTCAGATTCACAACTTGATAAAAAAATGAGTGATGAAATTATTAGTAAAAGAGCAGAAGCGATTTTGAATAAAAAAAATAGAGAAAATTATCAGTCTGATGAAGTCTATTTCTTCATCGATGGTAAACTTTCAAAATTCCCCTAAAATACAATGAGGGATAAACTTCTTTCAAAATTTATCCCTCAAGGGTTGCCCGACTCGCAAGCCTGACACTGCAAATATATAATTATTTAAATTAAATTCGTATATTTATATATAAATAATTTTTTATTTAAATATATTTCTTATGGAACATAACAATTTAGCGGATTTAGGAAGAGCCTTGTCTGAAGCATGTCAGAAAAATTTAGTGAATATTGAAAGTTCAGGCATTTTAAAAGCGGGAGAAAATTTATCGAAAATATTCGAGGAATTTAGAATGACAAGTATAATCCCTAACATGGAAAAGATTATAAAAGTAACAGAGGGATTCGATGAAATGGTTAAAAATATTACCTCGCAGTTAGATATCAATGGAATTAGAGATTTGTTACCTAAAAATAATTTAAATATGGATGGTAAGACTTTTAGTACGCAAGTTGGAGTACCAACATATAATTATCTAAAAAGTACTTATGATATAGAACCTGTCGTATATTATAATATTAACGATCCTATAAATTGGAATTAAAAAATAAAAAAAGCGTTTAAATTGATTTTAAACGCTTTTTAATTCTAATTTATAAATTCCTTCGCCTTTCACTATTGCCCGAACAGTACGTTCACTTATGAAAAATTTATCGGCTGTATCTCTTTCAAGGGCATCAATTCGCCAATTTGGGTTTTTAGATTCCAACTGCGAAAAGTAAATTCTCACGCTTTTGTTTCTGTTTAAAAATCTAGGGTTACCAGTCATATAGACGCAAAAATAACAAAGAGATTTTTATTATACAAGCTGGCGTTATTCCCTGATTATAAGACCGTCTTTGATGAGCGAATAAAAGCTATTGGTTAACTCGAATTTTTTATCTTCATATTCTGCCGGAACCTTCGTATTAAAACCTATATCAACGCTTCCACCATCTTTTAAATAAAAAACATAATGCTCATTCAAATCTAAATCATTGGTAACATTGGTGCGATTAAAATAGGTGTAATTATCAACTTTATCAAAAGCAATACTGCAAGTAATTTCAGTTTTGTCACATTTGCTGACTAGCAACATTGCAGACTGCTTTTCTTTGGAAGGTTCTCTCGTTTCCGGATGATAAGAAACTAAAAAATTAATATTGTTCCCAGTTGCTCCGAAACTGTTTTCTTTAATTTTTGCAAACTTTAGATTTGCAGGATTTCCCAAATAAACTTTCTTGTTTCCGAATGCGAAAATAGTTGCTTTTGATTCTGAAAGTAAGGTGTCTTTTACTGCACTTTGACCGAACGCAAAACAAGAAAAAAATAAAAGTAATAGTGTTGTTTTCATAAATAATTATTTGAAATCAGGATTGTTTTCAAGCAGATAATCTAAAGCAATTTTATATGCATTTCTTGCTTCTAAAACAGTTCTAAAATTATAATCCGAATCGGATTCTCCCAGCAAACGGGGTATCTCCTTTAAAGAATGATAATTGTACGATGTTACTGAAGCAAAATCTACAGCAAATGTTTCTCCGTCCGAAACACGTATTTGTTTATTTTCTGTAGTTGTAATTGTTAGTTTTTTATTCATATATTTTATTTTTATCAAAAATATCACTTTTTAAATTAAGAGTGGTTTTTTTTCAAATTCTTTAAGTGCTACACTTTTTAAATGATTTAACACAGTTGGTTCTTCTCCATCTTTTAGTGCATAGGTTTCATAAAGAGGGTAATCTCTCAGTGAATGACTAATTTCCAATGTTATAAAAATATAACCTTTCTTTTCTAAAGCTTCTTTTATTTCCTCGTAGGAATACCAGTAATTATTTATTTTGACCATTATTTCCAATATTTGCCATTTAAATAAGTTTTGGGATATGGAAAAGCAGTTCCATCACTTTTCAGTTTTATTAGACCATCAATAAATAAAATTGCTTCCATTTTATCAGCTTCATTCAGTTTGTTGAAAGCTTTTTCTGTATCTTCTTTTCTGCCAACTTTCTTTGGATATTTTTTATAAAAAGCTTCGAAAGAAATATCTGTGAGTTCTGCAAAAATCCAAGGGCTTTTGGGTTTTTGGTTTTGCATTTCTAAAATCATTTTTTCTGTACTGGATGGGAAAACTGCTTTCATCCTTTCTACCAGTTCCGCAGTCCAATCGCCATCAAACTCAAGTATCTGTAAAACACCGTTTAAATTGTATTTAAAAGTTATTTTAAGACCTGTTTTTTGGCTCTTTGCAATAAAGGTTCTCATAATAGTTGTTTATGTAATTCGTTTTTCATTAATAAAAGAGCGTTTCGCTCGTAATCTCCGAAATTATCCGGGAAAAGAATTTCAAATTCTTTCAAAAATTGATAGAGTGCATCAGCTTTGTAGTAGTTCAATTTTAACACGAAAGATTTATCTTTTTGCCTCGTTTTAATCGACTTTTGGAGTAAATCGGTGCGAAGTTCCATACAAATAGAAATAATGCTTTTAAACTGCTTTGGCTGGCTTTGAAGAGTGAGTGTGTCGATAACCTGCATGCTATTATTGAGAACTAACAATTTTCCGTTATCAAGTGTGAGAAGTATTTTCATTGAGTGCATTTTTCTTTGTTCAACAATCAAAACTTTATCTTTAAAAATCTTGTCAAAAATTAACCGTGATTCATATTCTTTCAAATTTCGAATTATAGTAGAATGATCACATTTTATAAATTTGCCGATTTCTTTAAGAGTAAAACCATCGTTTTTTAGTTCATACGACAAGATTTTTCTTATGTCACACAATTCAGCTTTTCTGCTTTTAGATTGTACATCTTCAAGACTAAAACCGAATGGTGTGATAATGTATTTCATCATGTCGATTATAGTTTCCATTCTAATTTAAATTAATATTTGCTTTTCCTTTTTTCCACCATTCCTGCGTTAATGGCTTTTGAGCACTCTTGAAATTGTTAGTTTTCACAGCTTGCAATTGCCTGTGTAGTTTTTGCAATTCCTCAATATTATGAGCATTCAAATGCTTTTTGTAAATACTGGAGTTGTACATCCATTTATTAAACTTGTCAAATTTTCCAGTCTCTTTTATTCCGGTAGCTTCTGCCAGTTTTAGAATTTTGGCAATCCAACCATTCCTTAAAAGCTCCTGTCTCATTTCCTCGTTTTCCTCTTCCGGGGTTTTTATTTTCGGAGCGTAAATTTCAAGCAGTTTTAGCGCTTCATACTCCGTCAATTCTTCAATATTAGTGGTTCTAAATCCTGTAAAACCATTAATTTCAATCTGCACATCAATAGGTTTTCTTTCTGCAAATAATTGTTTTAATTCTTCTTTTGGGGTCATAATGTTGTTGTTTTGTTTGTTCCCATTGGCGGAATCGAACCGCCAATTAAAAACCGTTTGGGATTAGTTTAACATTTTGGTCTCTTTTCCGACCTGTGTGTGAAATTGACCACCTTCAACATCACCCAGTATTTGCGCTCTTTTATGAGATGTTTCACGCTCTTTATTGCTCATACTTGTATGATCTATTTTTTCAATTTGTTCCGGATGATAAATATTAGAAGCAATTACATATTTTGAGAAAAAAGCGGTTTGCAATTCTTCACGTTTCGCATTTTTCGTTTTTGTAGTTCTGCATCTTTTTACATGTGGTAAACAGAATTCTTTGAATTGACTTGCAGCGTGTCTTCTAAAATACTCGTATGCACTATCAACAGTTACCCAATCCAAATATTCTAATTCAATCGCAAGTTCTTTGGTTCCGTATGTGTGACGTACAATTCTAAAATTCCTACCTTCAAAGAAGTATTTTAAAATTTGCTGAAAAAGCATCATATCAAGATTTGTTTTATACTTAAAAAAGTACTTTGTAAGTTTAATTTTCGATAAATCTTCATCAGATAAGTTGTACTTTTTCATTAAGCGATTGAGTGCATTTTGTGCTGCATCTTTTTCGCCTTCAATTCCACGGTTTGCCAATTCTAATACTTTGGCGATTTTGTCTTTAATTTCTGTATTCATGGTTAGTCAATTGAAAAATTAAAGTTTACACGCTTAATGATTCCGTCACCGTGATCAACCATTTTATAACCTCGTGCATAGCGTGAAGTTCTGATGTCAATCATAGCTTCCATGATAATATCCATTCCTTCGTTAAAAAGTTCGCTATCTGCACGATCACGCATTTGATTTAGTTCACGTACTTTTTTTGGATCGTAGTTTCCCTGAGCATCGGTTTTTAATGCAATGTTCAGGAAGTCCATAAGAATCTTCTCGTTATCACTTTCACCTGCTAAAGAAGCCATGTAGTTTTTAATTTTTACAATACCTTCAGCTTCAGTTCCGTTGAATGATGGACGAACATTCCAGCCGACTTTCACAGATGCGGAACCATCATCTAAAGTGAAAGTGTGACTATCCTGTGATCTTTTCTCGTTTCCAAATACTTCAGCTCGTAACTCAATTACTGGCTCAATATTTTTAAATAGATTTTCAATCCTGCTTTCAAGGTCTTCACGTTTATCAATGAAATAGTCTATTTGACCTAGAACTACATCATTTTCCATACTCTTCATTAATGTCTTGTCAGCAGCTTTCTTTGCTTTGTCTTGTTTTGCTTTTTCGGCTACTTTATTTGCAATTTCTTGCATTTGTTCCGGGGTTAGTTGTGCGATGTCTATTGTTGTCATAATGCGTTATTATCAATTATTAATTCTTTTAGTTGGTTTTCTCTATTCATCAGTTCATCGTGGATTTTTACCCACTCTTCCTGATAACTTTCGTCTTCTAATCTTGATTTCAGACCTTTGATGATCTGCTCAAGCTCTTCCTGTGTTGGGGGGAATATCTCGTTAATCATTACTTTCAAATTGATTGTTTTCAACTCTTTTTTGAAGCCTTAAAAGCTTGTAGGTTTTCTCATTATCAATTCTCACTTGTGCTTCTGGAAACATTACTAAAAACTGTTCAATCATTATCTGAACATCTGCAATTTCATTGGCAACCTGAATTCTTGAATCTTCATCATTTTTTCTGATAAATTTTCGGGTTGCTAACGCTAATTCTGTACATTCTTCTTGTAACATTTCTAGTTGCGCTCTTTGTCCCCACTTGTTAATGGTGTCTTTGTAAATTTTTTCTGTATTCATTTTATTTAAGTTTTGGTAAATCCATTTGAATTTGTTTTAATTCTTCGATAGGTCTTAGTTGCCCGGGTTGATCCTCATAATATAATAAGCGGTCTTGACCGTATCTCATTACAGGGGGTAACCATTCCCATTTGACAACCCATTCGTAAAGAAGGCTGATGTTTGTGTTAGGCTGCATTTCTTCGCCTTTTAAGATCAGATGTATTCTGATTCTTTCATCCCAGCTTAGCACTCCGAAAATGCTGTCAAGCTGTAAGATTTTAAATAAGATATTTATGTCCATTGTTTAGTGATTGT